TCTCGGCGATCAGCGCAATCTGGCTGCCGTTGAATTCATAGAGCATGATCGAGTCGGCGTTGCTGCCGCCCCAGATCAGCTCGCTGGCGCGCTGGATGCCCGGCGAAAAGTAGAAGTTGTCGTCGTGAACGGCAAAGAGCGAGCCGTAAGCCAGATAACGCCCCGATCCCGCCACGCTGGCGATCTCGGAGATGCCGGCCGAGTTGAGCCGGTAGATGTCGAGGCTGCCGTCAGGCCGGCTGGCGGCATAGAGGATGTAGCCGCGGAAATGCGTCAGGAATTGCGGATCGAGCGGATGCGCCGGCGTGTAGTAAGCTTCGAAGGCCGTTTCAGCGGCATTCAACCGCATCACAGCGCCGTTGGCGCGGAGCATATAGACCTCGTTCTCAACAACGGCCAGAATCCGGGCGTCGTTGCCGGCATAGAGTTGGCTGTAGGTCGTCGCAGTGTGCGCGCCGGCCCACACGCCGGAGGTGCTGATCAGGTAGACTCTGCCGTTGTAGTAAACCGCGTTGCGTTTCGCCTTCCCGGCCACGTTTCCGGTCACATTGGTGGTCTTCACATAAAAGTCATCTTCGAGCAAGCTGGTGATGTAGAAAACCTGCACGCTGTTGGTGTTGTAGTTCTGCCCGATGAAGGCGTAAACGCCAAAGTATCCCGCGCTGATGAAGACCGCCGCGTGCTTGTAGAGCCAGTCCTGCGGCAGCAACACCTGATTGGACCAGGCCGGAGCCAGGCGCAGGCGCGTCTTGGTCTGGTCGAGGTAGAGGTTTTCGGAGGAGTAGTAGTCGCCGTCGTGGTCGTAGTGCGTCACGCCGGCGTTCTTAAAAGTCGTTTGGACGAATTCGCAGACTTTGACCGCCATTGGCTACCAGCCTCCATTTTCCCATCGGTCGAGCGCCGGCGTCGTTGCAATTCCCGCCGCCCGCGCCGCTGCCTGGCGCGAAAGCCGCGCCAGGCCATTCCGAAAGTCACGCAGTTGCAGCTCGCCCCACTCGTTCATGCGCTGCGAAGTCCAGCCGTCTACGTTCACCCGGTCCGCCACGCTCAGCGCGCGGCTGCGCGCCGCGTGCCCCGTGGCCCCGACCACGATCAGGCTCGCCTGGTCGTCCGGCAACGTCGTTTCCGTCGCCGCGTCCAGACCGTTCAGGGTATGCCGCGCGGTGTAGAAAACTCTTACCACGTCGCCGGCCTGGGGTTCCAACCCGTCGTCAATCCATAGATTCTTCCCCGGCCATTCCTCGAACCTGCGCCAGGCCGGAGGGTAATCTGTGGCGACGTACTCCCACCACACCCGTTCGACGTGCAGCAGCGGGGGCAGCGACGCCAGACTGACCTCGCGCCCGGCTACCGCCAGCGTCACCGCCCCCACCGCGCGGTGCGGCTGCACCTGCGAAAACTCGTCCAGCGCCAACCGGATCGCCTCATCGAGCGCGCCCGTAGTCCAATGCGTGTTGCCGGCATCTTCCAACACCTGCTCCACGCGATCGCGCAGATCGGCTAACGTCGCAGCCATACCACCGCTTTGATCTTGTCGCCGTTATTCGCTTGGGCCGCGACCAGCTTCAGCCGCCCATGAACTACGTATTCCCCGTAGACCGTCAACGCGCCGCCCACATTGTCATTGAGCGCGCGCCGGGGATACAGCTTAACGTCTGCGGCCACGTTCGCCCGGTTCACAATCAACTCGCCGGCCGGGTCATTCTCATCCGTCAAACTCACGTCAGTCGTGGCCGGATCGTCGCCAACGTAACTCACATTGACTGCCAGCACCTCGCCGGCCACCGGCGCACTGAACGCCACTGCTCCCGCGCTCCCATCGGCCCCCGTGCAACTCGCCTCGATTTCAACACGCTCAATCATCCCCGCTTCTCCCTCTGCGTCTCCGCGCCTCAGCGTCTCTGCGTTGAACAACTCCGGGGTAGGCAGCGGGCTGATACCATGCTCGCCGATCCCCGACACAAAATCCACCACCACACTCCCCGCGATGCAAAGACACACCAAGATCAGCCCAATCAGGGCCGTCTTCAACCGCACAACATCTTCTGGCTTCAAACTCAAATGCATGGTTTCACTCCCCTTTCTTGAGTACGCGCGTACTCAAATTTCAACTTTCAACAACCAGGTGCAACGCACTTCTCACGCCTGCCAACATCCTCACTCGAACACAGACGCCGTCATCGAGCGTAAGCCCAAGTGCGTCGCACCTTACTCTTCTCCCCTCCGCAACTTTCAACTTGCCAACTTGCGACTTTCAACTCTCCGCAATGTAATGCTCCTGCAAGTACTTCCGAATCTTCCCCAACGTGAACTCGCTGACGCTCGCCACGTTCAACAACGCTTCGTCTGTCGCCTTCACCAGGTCTTCGCACGTCGCAAAGCCCGCTGCATGCAACGCCCGCGCGATCTCTGGCCCCACATACGGAATCGCCGTGAAGTCATCCTCTTTCGTCTCCTCCGCAGTCCGAGTCCCCTTCTTCTTCCCTCTGCCTTCCGCCTTCCCCCCTGGCCGCCATTCCACCGCCCCGCCCGGGAGATGCAGCGTCAGCCCGCCATCCCCCGCCTCCTCCACGCGGTACACCGGCCCGCTCAAGCCCAGCTCGGCCATGGCCAGGTCAAAATTGCGCGGCAACGTCTCCATCTTAGGCCGCGCAGAACAAGACCACGCACACGTTCGCCATGTGGCTGGCGTGATCGGTAATGGTAAGGCTTACCACGTCCCCGTCTTCGACGGCGGGATACTCATTGCCGGGATTCGCCAACAGCGCCCCGTCGAATTGCTTCTTCTCATACTCCGCCGGCGCGCCGCTCACCCCAAACGCCTTCGCGGCCAGGAACCCGGCAGCATCCGCGCTGGTCCCCACCATAATCGTGCCGGCGTTCGCCGTCGTATTCACCGCGCTCACCCCCAAAATCTGCATTGGTCGCTGCGCCTTGAACGTGAACGTATGATTCGCCGCCAGCGTCCCCGGAATCGTAAACGTCATCGCAATCTGATCCACAATCTGCCTCCTCAAGCGTCTAAAGTCGAAGGTCGAAAGTCAAAAGTCGGGGAGTCGCATAGTCGTATAGTCGCATAGTCCCCGCGCCTTCCGCTCTCTTCCCTTTAAAAACTCTCCGTGCTCTCCGCGTCTCCGTGGTGAATCTCTCCTAAACGTTGTGTTTGAAGAGCCCTCGGTAGTCCATCGGGCCGGTGGCGAAGAAGAAGCGCACTTTCACCGGCAGCACGTCGTTGGTGAACATCAATCCTGCTGTAGGCGACGCCACAGAGAAGATCTCCGGTGTGCGCCCGTAGCGATACCCGATCCCGATGCTTGGATACAACGCAGGGTCGGCCTGGGCCATCCAGTTGGCCGTGCTCGTCCAGAACGGGCATACCACCAGCCGGTTACGCGCATTGCGCAACCGCGTCTCGCGCGTCTCCCCTTCCGCATCCACGTTCACATCGTTGAGATCAGTTCCCGGCTTGCCTTCTGATGCCAAAGTCTCCAGCCCCAAATCCTCCAGATCAATCGGGACCCACAACAGCCGTGGCCGCAACACCGCCCCCAGGCGCTCCCCGGAGTTCGTCTCGCCCAACTTCATCATCGCGATCTTGGTGGCGCGCCAGCTCGCCAGGCTCAGGGCGCTGGTTCCCAGATTCCCGTTGAGAGCGTGGAAAAGTGCGCGCTGGTTCGAGGCGTCGTAGTAGATGTTCGGCCCCACGCCGCTGTTGGCCGTGGCGATCCCCGCGATGGCTTTGCCCAGCGTCAGCCAGGCCGCCTGCGCCAGGGCGCCGGGAGCGGCAACGACTTGCTGCGTGTCGTCCTTGTCAATCGCTTCCAGCGTGATTCCCAGGTAGCCGCCCTTCTTCACGAAGTCCGCCCGCTGCGCCAGATCGCCCCAGGTCAGTTCGGCGTAAGCCTGGCCGGCCGGGACGGTGGGGAGCTCCCCGACCCCGCCCAACGTGATCCAACGAATTTGCTGCAAACTCCCGAAGTCCTGCTCGGTAACGGCCGATTCCCACCAGCGCGGATACATATTGAAGCGATTCACCACCACCTTGTTGAGCACGTTTGCCACCAGGTTGGGCATCGTGGCCGCCGAGACGGCCGCCAGCGTCACGCGATCGGCGTGGAACATCCCCGTCATCTCGTAGTCGCCGGAGAGCAAGACGTAGGCTTCGCGGATGCCGGTCAGCGGATGCACGTCGGCCGGAGGCCGCGTCCCCGAAAGCAGCGCCGTCAAAGCGACCTCAACCTGATCCAGGGAGCTGCGCATCCCGTGGATGCCGGCAGCCGGCGGATTGTCAATCACCGCGCTGGCGACGGCATCAGTCTGAGCCTGGCGCAATTGCTGCACCTCAGCCGTCAGCGCGCCAATCTGCGCAGAAAGCTGCGCCAAAACGGCGTCGTTCCCGGCCGGAACTTGTTCCACCGGAGTCATTACCGGCGCGGCAGCCTCGGCCGCCGGCGCTTGAATTCCTTCCAACTTCGTCATGGTTCCTCCTACCAATGAATTGAGCACCCGTTCTACCTTGCCCCCGGCAGCCGGGAACAGAACGGTATCCCCCGACCAAACCTTCAGAATGTCGGCGCACACACGCGGGGCATCCGGGTTATCCCGGTCCGCCCACCGCACCGACAAATCCGCGCTGATTCCCACCGGCGCGACACTCAGTCCCGCTTCGCGGTCGGCCAACCAGGCATCGAAGATGCTCTCCAACACCCGCCCGGCGGGCGTGTCGGCGATCCGCAATGTCGTCTTGACCGCATCGTCAACCAACACCGCGTCTTGATGCGTGGCCGCCCACTTCTCCACGTCCGGGCCGATCCACATATCGGCGTGATTGAGCAAACACGGCACGCCCTCGAACAACGCCAGGCGCCGCCCCAACACCTCCACGGGCATCACCCACCCGTTCTTGTTCTTCCCGGCTTCAATAAAAGTCACCTCGTACCGTTTCCCCGGTAACGGCGTCACGCTGCCGGTCAAACTCACTCGTTCCTCGTTCGTTTCAGGCATAAGCCCCTCCTGCGGATGATCCTGAATGTACTTTTCTGCCGCGATTCTTAGAGGTTCCAGGAAGATCGGAATGGGCAACCCCTGCCGCAGCAGAAAAACCACGTGATACAACCAACGCTTTTGCGCGTCCTCCGAAAGCTCGCTCACGTCTCCCGGATGGCTCACCGGCTCGGACGTGGGCACCACCAGACAAAAACACCCCGGATGCACCGGAGGCAGCGGCGCCGCATCCGCCTCCCACACTGTCCCAATCAACTCCAGGCACGCCGCGCAAATCGTATCCGGGTTCGGGTTGGCGTTCGCCCAACGATAATTCATCGCGCCTTGTCCTCACCTTCACGCGGGCGTAAACGCCGGCGCTACGAAATCACGCCCGCAGACGGGCTTCCGGAAGCCCCGTTCACGGGGCGTGTGCCCGTAGACTGGCGATTGATCGCCAGGATCAAGCCGGAGCCTCATCTTCACCCTCTTGTATTTCCTCTGCGTCCTTTGCGCTCTTTGCGGTAAAATCCCTCTTCGCCGCTGCCAAAATCCCCAACACATCTTCCCGGCTATACGCCTCCCCGGCGAACTTCAACAGCAGCGTCAGCGCCGTCTCGTCGTCAATCCACCCCTGCGTCGCGATCGTCGCCAGCGCTTGCGCGATGTCTCGCGCCGCGACGGCCAGATTCGCATTGTCCTCGCGCGCCACCTCGGCCACACTCGCCTGCAGGAGAAGATCGGCAGTTGCCGGCAACTCCCTCACCAGGCAATACCGGCGATAGGCCAGCGTCACCAGGTCGCTCAGCATCCAGATCAGCTCTTGTTGCCGGTCGGTGTAAAAGCGCGCGGTGGGTTCGCCCATCTCCCTGGCCGTCGCGTAATTCGTCCCCTGGCCCTCGCCCAAATAGTGCATGCCGATGTTCGCGCCGGTGGCCACCGCCAGGCGCAGCGCCTTCCCGTCGTCCTCGGCCTGCCCGGCCTCGATCTTCAATGAGGGATACGTCACCTTTTCCCCAGGTCCGTGGACGTAAATCCCCGCCTCGACCGGATTGGAATGGCGCAATTGCTGGCGCTTGGTTTCCACCTGGGTATCGTCGTTGATCTCCACATCCATCATTGCTTGTCGCGTGCGCTGCCGGTTCAAGCGCACCCGGTCGGTGAGCCATTCCTGGTAACGCCTGGCCCAGGGCAGCACCGGCGTCAGATCGGATTCGCCGCGAGTTGCATCCAATGGCCGGTTGATCGCCCAATGCAGCATCACCGGATTCAGATGATGGTTTGCCAGGAGCCGGTGGGATGCGGGGTTGGTCACGCTGTACCAGCGCTTGGCCGCTCTGATCGGCGTGGTTTCGATGTACACCCGCTCATCTTCCCAATCGTTGGCCAGCGTCTCGATCTCGCGGATCTGCCGCGCGGTGCGAAAGCGCACATAGCTCATCCCGTCGAGGTGGTTGGTGAACAGAATCGGGAACAACTCCCCATCTCGCGTCAGTTGATCGCAAATCGGGCCCAGGCGCCGTTCCATCTGGTTCTTGGGATGCGTCCAGAAAGCGTTGACAAAATCCGCCACGCCGGCGTCGCGACTGCCAAACGCGATGCCCTTGCCCACCACATACGAGCGCGTCAGGTTCACAATCCGCCGCACCAGGAAATTCTTGCGCCAGGCCTCCAGCGCGTCTTCGAGATCGGCGTAAAACTCTGAGTAAGGCCGGTCGCCGGGAGCCGCGTTAAGATTCCCCCATCCGGGATCGTCATCAACTCGAGCTGAGATGCTCGCCAGTTTGGCGTTGGCCTCGTAGAGCTTTCGCGTCAAGCCAGGAAATAGGACCTTCGCCAGGGTCTCACCACGCGGCATGGTCAATTGCCTCCATCGGGTCGGGCGTCGTCACACTGAAACTCTCCGTGTTGGTCCAGGTCGGCAGATGCTTCTCCAACACGGTCAGCAGCGACAAGGCCACCAGCAGATCATCGTGGCCGCGCGCTACCAGCCCGTCGTAGGCCGGGCTCTCCCACACGCCCCATTTGAGTAACTTCCCCGGACCGGGCCGAATCTCCTTCTCACATTCCCCGGCCTCATACCAAAACTGCCGCGTATCGGCGGCCTGGTCGTTGACGTAATCCCGCAGCCGCCCCGTGCCGATGATGCCGAGCAATCCCCAACCGAGGTCGCTTTTCACGGCCGCGCTGAACTCAACCGGGATCACGCTCTGCCCGGCCTGGTACGCGATCGTCTCCGACCGGTCAATGCTGCGCCGCAAAAACGAGGCCAGGCCCGCGCCCACGCCGGTCGCGTCCACGAGGAAGTGGGTGGGGCGCCAGCGCTGGTAAAGCGCCAGCAGCCGGTCGTGGAGCGCCGCGTGCGGCGTCCCGATCCAAAGATGTCGGGTCGCCGTGCGGTAAACCGGCAGCGCGCCGGCGCGCAGCTCGTACTCAACAATGGTGAGGGCGGTCGCGTCGCGCTTGGGGTTTTCGAGCAACGCCCGCTCGATGGCCGTCCCTTCCTGCTCGTCCTCGCCGGCCACATCCAGCAGAAAAGCGTAGCGCTTGCCCGGCTCCGGTTCCGTCCGACGGGAATGATCCCCGCGCAGCAAGGCCAGCAGATCGGCATTGAGCAATTTGCCTTCGGCGTCAATCGTTTCGAGGAAATACTGCGTGCGGATCAGGGGATGATCGCGACCCAGGCGCGCCACTTCGGAGGCGACGTACAACCCGTAGTTGGGCACTTCCCGCGCCACTTTGTCCGCGTCCGCCAGGAACACCCGCTTGATGCCATCTTTCGCGGTTTTGGCCTGCAACATCGCGATCGTCTGCGCCAACAAGGTATTGCTGGTCCAGGCCGTGCCCCACAGCACCGTGGTCACGTTGGTCGAAGCTCCCATCGGCTTGAAGTCCTTGCTCCACTTGAACGGGTCAATGTCCTGCGCCTCGTCGCCCTCCAGCAGCAGCGACGCCGTCGCCCCGACCACGTTCGCGTTCGGTTCGGCCGAGAAGAACAGCGCCCGCGCGTTATGCAATTCGACCATATACCCTTCGCGCCGGCGCCATTGATTGGCATTCCAGGGATTGTTCAGCCGGTCGGTGAGCCGCAAAATCGAGTTGATGGTCTGGGGTTTGAAGGTGGGGGAGGCTTTCACGATCTGCCCGCCGCGCCGTTGATACAGGTTCACCAGGTACGCCTCGATCTGCCCGCTCAGCTCGTTCTTCCCCGACTGCCGCGAAATCATGACCGCGAACCACTCGCCGCGCCCGTGCAGCACGCTGTCCAGAATGGCTTGCGCCGGTTCGAGCTGGTATTGCCGCAAGGGGCGATTCAGCACCAGGCGCGAAAAATGGCCGATGTCGGAAAGCCAATACCGGAGCGCTGCCGCCAACTGGCCCATATCTACGCGCCATTGCGCCGCAACTCCTCGATGAGGCTGCCCAACTGCCCGTAGCAGGCGTCGCCGGGATCGGTGCGCTCTTGCAGCACATACAGGAGCAATTCCAACGCGCTGAGCCCTTGCGTCGCCTGGCGGTCGTACAGCGCGTCAATCAAGGAGCGCGTCCGGTCGGCGGGGTTGTCCGCCTCAGGGACCTGGCTGTACCAGGGATGCAGCCGCTCATCCACAAACAGCGCCCGCGTCTGCGACTGGTTGCACGTTGGCCCGCAGACCAACAGCGCTTCCTCCAGCCTCCGGTACAAATCTGCCGGAAGCCCTTGTGGTCGCGGCGTTATCCGTTTCCGCCGCAGAATCGCTTTTACGACTGACTTCAGCCTTTCTTCCCCCACGCCCATCAGATATCCGCCTGTAGTTCTGTGGCCAATTCGTCCAGAGCCTGTGCGATGGCGCCGGCAATGCCATCCGCTGCCTCGCCGGTAAGAGCGCGCTTGTCGCGCAGCAATCTTCCAAGCCGTGAGGCTGTCTGTGCGTGGAGTTCAAAGAGGTGCGAAATCGCGGGGATATCGGCATCTTCTGCCGTGAGGCGTCGTTCAATGTAATCCGAAAGCGCCGCCTGCTTGGCCGCCAGATCGGCCAGCACGGCGTCAATTGTGATCCCCGCCGCTTCGTAAGAGGCGTAGAACCCGTGCTTACGCGCGTTCTGATTGCGCGCCGGCGCGCCAGGCTTCTTCCCCGTCCCACCGTGAGCCGCACAGCGCGGCGGATTCGATCCCGGCGTCGCCGCAGCCCGGCACGGCTTCC